ATTCGGCGCAAAGTCGGTGATCTCTGGACGTGGAATCGCGCCGGGGAGATAGATACCTCACCTCTTGTCTCAAGTTCCATCGCCTTCTGGGGCGTTACCAGTCGAAAAGGGCGCACACGCGCTATCAATCTTGCTGCGATTTTAGATGCGGCTAATGAAACTCCAAAGGAGACACCATGGCAGCCTCAGGAAATCTCACCATTGCAGCAAACGTCACAGGAGGACTCGACGGAGCCCGATCATTTGGACCAATAACAATTACCACGGCTGCCGCGATCACCCAAACAGTTTCCGTAGCGTTAATCGTCGGAGCAACTACCGTTTCGATTCCAACGAGCTCCACTGCCGTTGTTTTTTTCCCACCTAACGCCGCTAACCCGCTTCCCAATCCAACTTTCGCGGGGACTTTGACCCTCAAAGGAATTTCTAGCGATACTGGAATTGTTATCTCCAACAAATTCCCCACCGAATTCACTTTTGATGCTCTCAGCACCTCAACATCTTTCGTTATCACCTCCACCGCTACGGGAACCGCGACTGCGTGGTTCATGTGAGGATTTCAACGGGCTTTGAACTCATCGGATTTGGATTTCTTGATGCTGCCGCGTGGCACGTCAACAAAATTACAGGGCTGACCTTCTCTGGACTCGTTTTATTGTTCATCGGCTACGTCTTTGAGGACGATAAGGCACTCCTAGCATTGAAAAAGCAACTCTTAACCCTGAAATCTGCTCTTAACCGCCAGAAAAGTAGCGATAAATGAGCCTAATTAAGCGCGCTTTTGATGGAAATGAGAAGCGGGGCGCAGATCCAACGCTCAATTGGGGATCCAGTTATATCCCCACGAATGGCCAAAGTGGCCTGACTGCGGCTGGGTTATCGCTCACAGATGATGCCGCTCTCTCGATTTCTAGCGTCTACACCGCCGTTTCTATCCTCTCGGATTCAGTTTCAACCCTTCCTTTGCGAACATACAAGACAGGTGATGTATCTAAGACGATTCAGAACCCTCCGGTACTCATCGATAACCCGTGGCCTGAAGGCACAATGCAGGATTGGCTCTCACAAGTCATGTTCTCGCTCGCAATGCGTGGAAACTTTTACGGTCAGATAGTTGACCGCGACAAAAACGGCTATGCCACCATGATTCGCCCACTGCACCCCGATCAAGTAACTGCTCGCCGCGTTCAAGGCCGCCGCGCTTATTGGTTTGATGGCGTTCGCCAAAATACTGACGATGTTCTCCACATCCCAAACATTCTATCCCCTGGCGCATTTATCGGAATTAATCCCGTTGAATATATGCGTCAATCGTGGGCGCTCATGCTCGCAGCTGAAAAGTACGGCGCAGGATTCTTTCAAAACTCTGCACTCCCTCAAGGAGTTATCGAAGTTGGCGAAGATTTAACTGAAGAGGAAGCGATTGAACTCGCTCGCGCATGGAAAATGTCACACGGTGGCCTTGGTAATGCAGGTATGCCTGCCGTTCTCACAGGTGGAGCAACCTTCAAAGTCTTATCGCTCAAGCCCGAAGATACGATGTTTCTCGCCACAAAATCCTTCCAACGTGAAGAGATTGCCGCGTTCTTTAGAATCCCTGCTCACTTAATGGGACAACAAGACCGCACATCATCTTGGGGAACTGGCGTAGAGCAAATGGAAATCGGCTTTGTCATCAACACCCTTCGTCCCTATCTCAACAAGATTGAAAGTTACCTCTCTCGCCTACTTCCACCACAGATTCAGACTCGCTTTGATATTCGTGGGCGACTTCGCGGCGATCAGGGCCAACGTTTCGCTGGCTACACAATGGCTGTCAATAACGGCTACATGAACCTCGATGAAATCCGCGATCTTGAAGATTTGGCACCACTTCCAAACGGTCAGGGCCAAACATACTGGCGACCGCTGAACATGGGGCCAATCGAGAAGATTATGGACGGTTCACTCGTTCCATCTGGTTCAGGTGGCATGGGTGGGGGACAAGATCAAGCCCCAACTGCCCCAGCCGCAGGAGTTGTTTCCAAGTGATCGACTGGGACGAGATAGAAAGTCGCGCTCAACCTTCAGCGCAAGATATTTCCGATCTCATCAAGAAAATCAAGAAGATGCCCGGTGCTGGAGATCAGCAACACGTCTCAGCGGTATTTCCAATCTACGGCGACACCATCCCTGCTACTCCTAATGGGGCGTGGGATAACGCCAAAACTAAGGCGATCAAGTTTAAGAAGTTACAAGCGACCAACGCGCAACTAGACCGTCAAAATCTTATCTGGCACGTTCAAAACCCCGGCAAATCCAAAATGAAATCTCCCCGCAATACCCACCCTCAAGTTATTAAAACCAGCAAAGGCGACTACATCATCGCTGACGGTCATCACCGCCTCTCTGCCTTGAAGTTACTCGGCCTCAAGCGCGAAATGTGTTGGCTCCTAAAAGAACAGGACATGAATAAATGACCCAAATCCAAGTACGCGAGGCTCTGGTCTATGACGAGGGCGCTCCCACATCTTTCTTTCAAGACCTCGTTCGCTCTAAGACTTTGCTCGATGATCGGGCAACAAATCGACTAGAGGAACACCAACGCCAGATGCGCGTGGAGGACCCTAGCAATGAGAAGCGTTTAGATCGCACCGTTGACGGTACCGACATTGAATACCGCGTCAACCCAAACTCAGCGCCGGGAACCGGTGGAGAATTTACCGTCCCCTTGTGGTTGGTAAATAAATTTGCTACCGCTGGTCGTGCTGGTCGTCCCTTTGGTGACCTCCTGCAATCAATGGTGCTTCCAAGTGGCGTTCAATCTATTCACACCCCACGTATGACCACGGGTGACGTTGTGCAAAATCAGATAGACGGCGGCGCAGTTGCCTCACAAGATATTATCACCATCGATGCTTCGTCCAATGTTATTACTATCGCCGGACAAGCTCCAATATCTCAGCAACTCTTAGATTTATCCCCTATCGGGATGGATGCAGCCCTGTATCTCGACCTCAATCGCGCGTACAACAAGCAACTTGAATTTCAACTCCTTTACGGCACAGGTGCGGCTAATCAACTTCTTGGAATTAGCAACGTTACGGGAATCTCCAATATATCGGGTTCGGCCGCCACCACCATCGCTACAACATGGCCTCTTATCGGGCAGATCGCCGCTGCTATTGGCAATGCTCGCCTGCTCCCACCAGAAGCACTCCTCATGGCACCGCGCCGTTGGTTCTTTATTGCCTCAAGTGTTGACTCATCCAACCGTCCAATTTCATCCCCTGGTAACGCTGGTCCAAAGGCTGCCGATCTACCCGCGGCAGGTGGATTCACTCCATTTGGTCCCATCCTTGGAATTCCAACCTACCTCGATGGAACTATCCCCGCTGGCGTGAATGCAGATGATATTTTCGCGGTACGTCCCTCAGATATGTTCTTGTGGGAGTCAGCACCTCGCTATATCACCGCGCAGAATCCGCTATCTGGTTCGCTACAAATGAACCTTTCACTCCACCGCTACGTCGCATTTATCGGAACCCGCTACCCCAATAGCATCGCAAAGTTATCCGCTTTGCCTCAGCCAGCAAACTTCTAGGAGTCAGCATGGACCGTTCATCTAGAGCAGGATTACTTAAAGGTCGTGAAGTCCGTCGCGGATTACTCGTCACTAACAATGTCGAGGTTCGCTCCGCTAATGGCAAACTCACCTTTCACGGTTTAGCCTCATCCACCTCTGTCCGTAATGGCAAGTTAGGCGATGAATCCTCCACTGTCACCCGCGATAACGGCTATGACATGGGTTGGTACACCGAGAGAATTATGCGCGGCTCTTTCTCAAAGACACTGAGTGAGACACCCGATGTTCAATTCCTACTCAACCACACCGGACTTCCATTAGCTCGTACCACAAACCAGACCCTGACCCTTCGTGAGACAGATGATGGCCTTGAATACGATGCCACCGCCGACTCAGATGACCCAGACGCTAAGACCGTCGCCCGTAAAATCGACCAAGGACTCATGGACCAGTGTTCATTTGCCTTTAGAGTCACCCGTCAGGCTTGGGATGATGATTACACTCAGCGCGAAATCTCTGAGGTTGATCTCAATCGGGGCGATGTTTCAGTCGTAAATTATGGGGCGAACCCCCGTACATCGGTCGTTATGCGCTCACTTCTTTCAGACATTGGCGAATTAGCCGAAACTGAACTCGTTGAACTTCGCGCAGATGTAAACGTCATGGGCGCGGTTCGCCAACTCATTGAACTTCCATCCTTTGAAAACTTCTCCCAAACCCTTAATGAAATCCGTAAGGGTGAGGCATTTTCTACCGATGGCGAAGAGGCAATTAAGCAACTTCTCTCGGTATTCCGCTCTGAAGATAAGAGCGAAGTCGTTGACACCTTCCTCAACGAATTTCTAAAGAAAACAGATGTCGCAACGCCCGAAGTGTCCGAAGTTGAAGGACTCTCTGTGGACTTTGCGAGGGCACAGGCCCACGCCCGTCGCCTAAAGCAGTAACTCACGCCGCATCCAATAACCCCGCGCCGAGCGAACGTCTTATGCGTTACGCCTCACCCGTCGTTATCCCGTAGATCGCACCTGAGACACACCCAATCCAATCCATTTAAGGAGAAACCATGTCACAAGTGACACCTCTTCTCGAAGCCGCTGAAAAGCGTCGCGGGAAGATTCAAGTCGATCTTGACGAGTTGCTGGCAACACCAACTGCTGAAGGTCGCAAAGTCCTCACTGCTGACGAGGAAACTCGTTTTGCAGAACTCACCGCATCTATTGATGATGCCGATGAGAAAATCAAATCTTTCCGTAAGCAGGTCAAGCGCGAAGATAAGGCTGTTGAAGCACTTGCCAAGGCTGAAAAGTCTGCTGAGAAGCGCGTACACGGTGATGGCGTAATTACGTCAGAGCCAAGAGTCTACGACAAGGACAACAAGCGTGGAGGTTCTTACTTCCAAGACCTCGGAACCCTCGCCGCTTCCTCTGCCCGTATGGGTGGAATTGATGCTGATAAGGCATTTGAGCGCATGGCCCGTAACGACAAGCAGGTCGAAGTTGATCTGCGCGAAATGAAAAGCGAGAAGCGTGCTCAATTCAACGGTTTCATCGAGTCACAAGGTGGCTCAGTTGAAAAGCGCGTAAATCCAAATACCACATTTGGTCAAGGCGGAGAATTCGTGCCGCCCCTATGGTTGGTCAACCAGTTCGCGCCTTACTTGAGGTCTGCGCGTACCTACGCCAACCGCGTAACTAACCGCTTCCTACCAGGTGGCATCGACGTCATAAATTTACCAAAAATTACCCTCGGGGCTCAAGTGCTTGTGCAGACAGCCCAGGGCGGAGCTGTTGCTTCTCGTGATATTACGACTAGCACGATTTCGGCATCTGTACGCACGTTATCAGGCCAGCAAGACATAAGTTTACAATTGCTGGAGCAATCTCCTTTGCAGATGGACGGGGTTATCTTTGATGACCTTTCCCGCGATTATGATCTCCAACTTGATTCCCAAATCATTTATGGAACAGGTACAAATGGTCAGCACCTTGGGATTCTAAACGTCCCCGGCGCTCTCAACAATACCTCGATCACAAACTCCAACTATGTAAACGTTTCCAGCGCGGCCTTTTCGGGTGTTGCTGGTTCTACTTACTACTCAATCGTCAATGGTGTAAACCAGATTGAAACTTTGCGTATTGCTCCTGCAACCGCTATCTGGATGCACCCTCGTCGCGCTAACTACCTTCGTGTATCTGGTGTCGATACTCAGGGTCGTCCATTATTTGTGGCTGCTCAATACAACCCATTCAATGCTTTTGGAAAAGATATGCCTAACGTTCCAGAAGGTTTCGGGGGCGAACTCGCTGGGCTCCCCTGTATCAAGGACGGAAATATGCCAACGAATATGTTGGGAACCGTCGTTGGCGGTGGAACGGCAGATCCAATCATCGTTCTCAAAGAGGATGACTTGATTCTATGGGAGGGAACTCCAAAGTTCCGCGCTCTTCCAGAAATTCTCTCTGGCACCTTGCAGGTTCGCTACCAGATGTATTGCTACTCAGCGTTTATGCCTAACCGCTTTGCGCCTTCCATTTCCATCCTTACAGGAAACGTCGGCCTTGCTCAGCCAGGATTTTAATTCTTAGTTCTTATTCTAAGTAATTGAAACTCATGGGGAATCGTGTATGCAATCGCTGTTCAAATGATCTGCCTTTGGATTCTTTCTATGTTTCCAAAGGCAAGATCAACACATGGTGTAAATCCTGTTACAGGGGTTGGCATCAAAATCGTTACACCTCAAAAGTTGAAATGTCTCTGACGGATTCAAGAATTTGTGGTAACTGTTTGATTTCATACTTCCCAAAGCAACGCCAACCTTCCAAGTTTTGCTCTCGCCTTTGTAAAGATGTACAAAGAAAAAGCGAAAATAAGTTATCTCTTCTAGCCTCAAAACCTGAACGTTCTTGTCTGCATTGTGGTAATTCCTTACCCAAGTCAATGCGTAGCGATGCTGGATTTTGCTCTCCAAAATGCAACAGCGCGGCTCACGCAGTAACAAGGCAGAACGCAACTCGTTCAATGACTCCAAGGCCAGATCGTCTAACTTTCCGAGCTTTAATTGCTGAACGAACTAACTGGACGTGCGGTATCTGCGGTGAACCCATAGATCGCACCAAGTCGCATCCCGATTCTGGGTACGGCTCAATAGATCACATTGTCCCCCTAGCCATAGGTGGAACTAATGATGAAGAGAACCTACAAATCGCTCATCTTCTATGCAACTTACAAAAAGGAAAAACCAAACAACTCGTCTCAATCTAATTCCATCCTTTAAGGAGAAAATATGTCTCTCGTCCGAGGTAAGTATCCCCTTACCAATCCGCTTTACAACCT